GCGCACATCTAGAGAAGTAGGTACTTCTCTTTTATTTAATGATTCTGGATTAAATGTTAATGTTATAAAGCACGACTTATCGTGCATTTGAGCCTCGTGCATAATACGAGTTGCCCATTGTCTGCTATAGTTTAGTCTACACCCTACACATTGGCCACATGGTAAATTAAACCCCTTCGCATAAGGGAAGGGGCTGTTAAATACTATTTTACCATCTATTCTGAAGGCCGTTAACGGGTGATAGCATTTCATTGTTATATTCTATAACCGCCTCGCATAGGCTTAATGTTATTTTTTCTATTTACTTTCATTGCAGTTTTTTTAAAAACTTTACTACTTCGTTTTCTACTCATTTTTTTTCTATACATATTAGATCTCCTATTAGGTTGGTGTCACTCCACACAGTTGACATCAAGTAGTCAACTGTGTGGCCTATTCCTTCGGCTCTTGAGCTATGGGTGGCTCGACGCTCTCAGGAATAGGGTCTGTAGCTGAGGACGGAGCCACAGCTTCTGGGGATTGTTCTATAAATCCCATTTTAATCAATTCGTCTTTGTTATCAGGATTACTTACAAATTCGTAAAATTTTCCCGGATTGTTATCGAATTGTTTTCTTATATCTGACGGAATTGTCATGAATTCTTCTTGTGCATTTCTCACAAGGTCTAATGCTTCTCTGTAGTCTGTTACTTCAGAGAAATCTCCGTATCGGGCTTGGCCACGATGTACGTGTTCAATTATTCCATTCCTGTCATTTCTTTTTATTATATTAACTATGTCGCATTCCTCTTGGAAATGCTGTTGGGTGAGTGATTCACCCTCTGTATGAAAGAAACAAGGCTTATGTGGTTCATAAGCTGTTCTAAAAGGTATTACTTTTTCTAGTTTTTTCATTTTGTCATCCTCATAATTCTATCTGGGTATATTGTTGTACCCTTATATTTCGTCTTACTTCCTTTTTTTATGTATTCCTTCTTTACATAAGGAATTTGAACTTTTTTATATGTTCCTTTTTTTTGTGTTTTTGCTTTTGCACTCTTAATGGCATTACTAGCCATATATTTAGCTGAATAAGCACCTTTAATTATTGGATTTGCATGCTCTATCGGTATACCTGTCGTATTTGCAAAATCTGTTGCATGTTTATTAATTTGTATATTTTGTGCTAATTGTTTGTTTTGCATATAAGAGTTTACACCAGCTACTCCCGACTCTACGGGAGTTTCTTTTTGTGCTACATAACTAGCACCAGTAGGGGTTGATGCACCCCCCATTTTGCCAGCTAAAATTGGATTTAGTCCAGCATTTTTCATGTCTTCCATACCTCTAACATATGAAGTATTCGACATGTCTTTTTGAAAAGCCATCTGCTTAGCAGTGGCTATTCTTGTTTGTTTATTGGCTCGTTTTGTTGCTTGTCTGTTTAATAAAGCAGACCCTACTGCCATTGCTATTGGAAGCACCGGCATTAGAAATGATCAATCAGACCAGGAACGCCATATGTAGGCATTGGTCTTGCACATTTTAATTTAAAGTACATATCCAAAATCATATTTGGATAATTCTGTACTGCTGTTACTCGGTCTACTGGCGGATTTTCTTCTATAAATGAAGCATTTAATGCCGGCAGTGACCCAAAGTCTTGGGCTAAATGCCAAGTATCTAAGCTTTGTGCAAAATTTGATCGCATTTGCCCAGTAACAAAGCTTGGTTTATAACGGTACTCAGCGTACCTTTCTTGATAACCGAATACTGAATCGTCATCGGTTGTTCCTTGGGCGTAAATCTCTTTATTAAGGATTGACTGTTCTCCAAGGTGGGCTAGGGCAGGCCAGTAGAAATCAAACTTTGTTTGTCTACTAAAGTGTCTTGGTAACCCTTGCTGGTATGTAAGATCTGCGAATACATTCGCTAGCCCTATTATTACTGAATGTTCAGTAAATGATTTACTGATTTTATGTCCCATAAATCCAGTTGTTGCGTAACCTGAAAGGTTACCTTGTGGTGTTGTTGTATCAGTAGAACTTGTTTGTGCTATAGGATTTACATTAATCCTATCTTTTCCTCCGCCTAAATATTCTGGTCTTTGTAATCTGGCGTCTGGTGATGTAACTCCAAAGTGACTTTGAATTACTTCTGTATATCTCGTTCCACCTCTTGCATCTTTTTCATAAAGACGTTGTATTTGAAACGCTTCTCTTAATTGGTTTATTGTAGCTGCGGTCGCAGTAGACAAATCTGCTTGCAATCCAGAATGATAAATCATTGGATCGTTATT